CCAGGTTCTTCTCGCTCGCTTGGAGGTAGAGCTTATAGCTCCAGTCGTAGGTCAATCTGACCAAGTTCTTTTTGGAGACGACTGCTCCTTGGGCGAGTGCTGCAAAACGCCGGAAGGCGGCTGAAAGCCGCGCGGGCAAATCCAGCAGTTGCAGGGCCTGCATGGCGGCGTATTGGCGAAGGGGCATTTTGTTCGAAAGCGAACTGGTACAGATCCCCGAGTGAGCCACTTTGGCCGACATGCGGTATGCCTCGACACGAGTTCCGAGGGCGATGAAGTGTTTGGACAAGAAGTCCATCTCGTGGAGGAAGCCGGTTTTGTAGTTCTTTACAAGAACTCCGATCCCGCTCAGTCCCACGGCTTTAGGGCTGAGGATCTCCTCGAATGTCTCTCGGCTTATGGGCCGGGTGCAGAACACCAAGGAGTCATCTCCGGCCGCGAAGGGCAGGAGGGGGGTGCCGGTTTTGTATCCGACAAACTCATGGTCCAGGAGATTCCGGACGGTGTTGAAAAGAGTTGTGGATATGGGGTGACCGGACATCACCGTGGCGGAGACTTCAAGGACGTCGTCCTTGGTAGACCTGCAGCGGTAGGTCTTTTTAAAGAAGTCTCGGCGGAAAATGGGGGACATCCAGGAAGGCAAGTCCGCAAAAGGGCTTAAGATGTCAAATAGGGCGGGGCCGAGGACGTGATCCACCATTTTGATGCGGATGGCGTGTTGGTGGGCATCATAAGACGAGCCGTCAGCCATATACCACCCGTTGCCGGAAATATCTCCGACAAGTGCGGCTTTGCTCAGATGTTTCCCGAGCTTTTTGAGGTTCATTCCGGAGGTAAAACCCGGGAATGCCTTTTTCATGACCCGGATCATGAGGCGGGCATAATAGGCCGCGGCCATGGTGAAAACGGGTTTGAAGCAGCAAATATTACGAGGCCGCGCATCGGGGTCGTCGAAGTGAACCTCGTTAGTCTTCGAGAAGAACTTTGCTTCGCAGTTCCACTCGCATTTCTCGAGTTGTTCTCGAGCTTGGCGGTACAATTTCCGCTTGGCCGGAGCGCTGTTGGCGAGGAAGGTCTCAAAGCTGTAATCGAGCTGCGCTTCCTCTACCAACCTTGGCAATTGCCGGACGATGCCGGCGACGCGTTCCTGTACGAACGCAGCCCACTCGCCGCCCATCTGTACAGACGGGAACTGCAAGGCGTTGAACTGGCGCGTGAAAATAGCAGACTCTACGTTGAGTTTGCGTGCCCCGAAGTGGGTGACCTTGGCCAAGGTTTTTATCACGCGCTGGTAGCTCTTCCGGCAAGAGCACAGGATGGATGTCGTCTTCCTGATGACGTGGCAATAGACATTGCCAAGGGGCCAATAAAGGCGGGAGCCCGTCTGTGGCTCGTAGTGCGCCTCTCTGATGGCGCCGCCTCTCAGCCAACGGCGGGCCTTCCACCACCTAACCATGTAGGCGGGAGCGCCGTAATTGGCTTCGAGAAGCTCGTAGTCAAAGTGTTCCAGGAAGTACTGGAGGACTACGGCTGAGATGAGGGAGAGAACTGTGGCAGTTCCGGGAAGGAACCAGTGTGTCTCTAACCCGATGCCCACTAAGAAAAGTGAGATGATATATCGGGTAATTGCCTTCAGCCGGTAGGCGAAGAAGGCAGCGGCTGCGCATTTGAAAGCGCATCGGCCCCAGTGAG